TATTACCCTGACGTTGGATCTCTAAGAATATCTCTGGCACACTCCATGCATTCCAATCTACATGTGCTTTTAATCCTTTGGGTAAACAACGTGGTAAGTTCTCTGGAATACCACCACCTGTAATGTGGGACATACCATATACTTCTTCTACCTCTTGCAACAATCTCTTAACCACTGGTGCATAGATTGTAGTTGGTGTAAGTAACTCAGGGTGACTATAATATCCCAACTTAAGTCTTTCTGCCAAATAATTAACAATACTAAATCCATTACTATGAAGTCCACTACTTGCTAATCCAATAATTCTATCACTTGGTTTAATACTTTTCCCATCTATAATATCCTTCTTATCTACTATACCAGTACAAAAACCTGCTAAATCAATCTTATTTTGATACCTTGGATGTTCAGCAGTTTCTCCACCTAAGAGATCCATTTCTGCAATCTCACATCCTTTAAGGATACCAACCATAATATCAGCTACCCTATCATCTAATTTTGGAGTAGAAACATAATCCAAGAAATACATTGGTTTAGCACCGCATGTAATTATATCATTCACACACATAGCAACTAAATCAATTCCTATAGTTGTATAGTCATTAGCAGCTTGTGCAACATCAATCTTAGTTCCAACACCATCAGTTCCAGATACTAGAATAGGTTCCTCGTATCCTACGGGAACCTTTATCATACCACCAAACCCACCAAGAGCAGGAACTTTTTGTTTTAAATCTTCTACAAACTTATTGCCAGCATCTATGTCAACACCAGCAGTTTTGTAATCTAATACAATACCTTCTTTTTTAAAATCAAGAGGTTCAAAATCATTCATCGTTTAGTAGTGTTGCTACGTGTTCTGTTAATTATACTGATAAATTTATCACCAGCAAAGGTTCCTCCTAAACATACATCAATCTCATCTCCATCTAACCAATTCATATCACCATTCATCTTAGTATGATTCATGGCTTCCTGAATCTTATCAATCACCTCTTGGGTTAACTTCATTCTTCTTCCTCCATAGGAGTTGTCCAATCATATTCTATCTTACCATCCTTATAACAATATCTGTCAGGTTGAGATTCACCCATGTCCTCCACATTCCAATAAGTTTCATCATCATAAACTTCTTTCTTATAAATTGCATATCTTCTCCAATGAACTATAAAATAAAACTCATCTTTAATCCAATCAGTCTTCTCACAAAATTCCAATAACCATTTCTCAATATCTATAGTATTAATGCCATTCATTCCTGGAGTGAACTCTTCATCTTCACAATCAACATACTTATAGTCATCATTCTCTGGTTTATAGAACTCAGAAAATGCCTCATAGTCATATTGATAAGCATCAAATTCTTTGGGGGAAGTCCACAACTCTACAGTTGCCATCTGCCATTTGTTATAAGAAATTGTGGTGTCATCATAATCAGCAACTTCTTCACCCTCTACAATAAGAGGTTTGTATTCACTAGTCATAAGTCACCTTCCTTTCTGTTTTCTGAATAGTGTACATCAAACTCTCCACCAGGATATCTTGCCTTTAACTTCTCTACATTCATTTCAATAATCTCATTGAAGTCTGTATCAAGTGCCATACATGCCTGAGCAACATACCACATGATGTCTCCAAGTTCTCTCTTCATATGAAAGATATTCTCTTCATTAACTGGTTTACCTTGAAAGACAATCTTTTTGACTACCTCAGTAAACTCACCACCTTCTGCACATATACCAAGAGCAGCAGTTAAAAGGCGATGGACAGGAAGTCCATCACCACTCTCTACTGATTGTATCCCAAAGCATCTAGAATTAAATGAAATGTAATCCTTTGATTCTTGAGATGTTACTGCGTCTACAAACTCAGTGTATTTTTTTGTGTCTACTTGCATTAGTAAGTGTACCCCGCAACGAATAGTTTTTCATCAGAAGAAGGTTGAGAACCAGGAACGTATTCACCTTTTGCTGCTTCAGAGTTTGCTTGTGCTCTGGCAATTAATGCTTTCTGTCCTGCTTCAACATTACTTCCACCCCATGCTCTTAAACAAGAATGCTGTAATGCACGTCCATAAGAGAATGAAACATTCCAAGGAAAATCACTTGCCTCTAGAGAATTCATCTCATTCAAATAAACTGATGCTGCTTCTTCACTAAGTCCACCAGATAAGAATGTAATACCAGCAACAGCAGCAGGAACTGAACGTAACATAGTACGAAGAGTTAACTGTGCTATTTCTTTAGGGCCAGATTCTTTATCTAATTCTGCATGTGCTCCTTGAACTGTCATAGAAGGTTTCAATAGAGTTCCTTCTAGTAAAACACCATTAACTTCACAAGCACGATAAACTGCCTTAATTACTTTCTCTTGAACTCTTGCAGTTTTTAAAATATCATGATCACCATCCATAAGGATTTCAGGTTCAATGATAGGAACTAGTCCTGCTTCTTGAACTGAACGTGCATACCTAGCAAGTCCCCATGCATTCTCTTGAATTGCAACATCAGAAGGGCCATCCTCAGTAATTTGTAATACTGCTCTCCACTTAGCAAACCTTGCACCTGCTTCATAATAATCAGCAGCACGTGCTGTTAATCCATCCAATCCAGAACAATATGTTTCATGTCCTAGTCCACCAGCAAGTGGTTTTAATCCTGTGTCAACCTTAATACCAGGAAGAATTCCTTGAGCATTAAGTTTATCAACCATTCTCTCACCATCAGCATGATTTTGATAAAGAGTTTCTTCATACAAAATAGCACCACTAATATACTCTCCCAATCCTGGAGTGGTGAACAGCATACCTCTATATGCTTGTCTATTTTCTTCAGTATTCTCTACTCCAATATCAGCAAGTCTCTTACCACAAGTAGGGTTAGACTCATCAGCAGCTAGAATACCTTTTCCACGAGATGCTATCTTAGCAGCATTCTTTGTTAATTCAATTGTGTAATAAGGAAGTGTCATTAGAATTTAAGTTGGTTAAATTTATCTTTAAGAGGTTTGTCTTTAGAGAAAGCTTTGTCTGCTAAAGCATCATACTCTTCTTCTTGCCCACTGTCAAGCAAGTCACTCTGTGCTCTTTGCTCAACGTCATATAGTCTCATCTTTGCCCTATCAACACCCACAATAAATCTCTTATTAATAGTGGGATCGTTATACCTATTCTTCAATTGCTTAACCATTATCTGTCCCAAACCTTCCAACTCTTCTGTAGAAATAAGGGCAAACATAAGGTCAGCAGTAGCAGGGAGTCCAAAAGACTCAGAGGTGTCAGTAAGGTCCACATCACTACTAGCAAAGCCGCTACGAGTAGTTTGAGTGGCAGATACAATCGGAACGTTCGCCTCAACTGCGAGACCCCTAAGTTCTTCTGCGATTGCTTTGATGTATGAGTAGGAATTGACATTAGAATTTCCTCTATACCTACTAGAAGCACATATGTTTAGATAATCTATGAATATTATATCAGGCCTAAATGATTTCTTCAAGGCAAGTTCATTTAATAATGACTTAAAATGTCCTGAATGTGCTGATGCAGTAGGATACTCTTTAACAATTAATGTACCCTGTGTCTTTTTAGCAAGAGCACTTACCTTACTCTCAAACATTGGTTTAGGTAAATCAGTAATCTCTTGGATATTAATATTCAAAAGATTTGCATCAATCCTTTCCGCAATCTTTTCCTCTGCCATCTCAAGAGTGATATACAATACATTATGTCCATTGACGAGACTGGATCCAGCCATGTGACACATAAACAAAGACTTACCAACACCTGTACCAGCAAGAGCGATATTAAGAGTCTTATTAGGAATACCACCCTTAGTAATCTTGTTAAAATATTCCAAGTCGAACGGTATCTTATCCTCCTTCTTGTGATAACTCTCGTATCGTGCTTCGTAATCTTGGAAATAGTCATGTCCTACATTGTTATCAAAGGAAACTGCTAAGGCATCTGAAAGAATACTTGGTATTGCATCTCTTCCTCTTTTATCATCTTGTCCATCAGCGAGTTTTATAGACTCCATTAATGCCATATAAATGGCACGATCTCTACACCATTTTTCACTAGTATTAACTAACCACTCTTCATCAGAAGGAGAATCATCCAAGACTCCTATCAATTCTTTTATGTTCTTATATGATTCCTCGTTAACATCGTTACGTTTTTCTACTTCAATATAGAGTGCTTCCTTAGAAGGAAGTTGATCATACTCTTCAATAAATGAAGACACTTCCTCAAAAACAATCTTCTGAGAAAGTTGCTCAAAATAA